AGACGGTCCTCCACGATTGGACTATGCTGGCCCGGGTCCCCGTAGTCGTCTTCGATGACTATTACAGCCCGGACTCCCAGGGCAACCTACCCCGGGACTTCGATGGGGTCAAGCGGGTCTTCGATTCCATTGCCCGCGAGAAGACCCTGTACCCATCCCAAGATCCGGTCGTGGGCGGGGGCATCGTCCACATTGCTGCCGTAGGGTCTGGCCTTCCGACGCTCACCCTTGCTCCTGCGGGCCCCGTCCCCATCAAGGTACAGGCCCAGGACTGCATGCCCAAGGACCACATCATCAACAACGTCAAGGAAAACCTTGGGTTGCTGACGCGGTGGATCACCAAGGCCAAGCCCCATGACAGGAAGCTGGTCATTGTGTCGGCGGGCCCCGACATCCACAAGCGCAAAGACAAGATCATCAAGATGTGGCGCGAGGGTGCCGACATCGCGGTGGTGAAGCATAGCCTTCCCACGGTGGTGGGGTGGGGCGTCGATCCCGAATATCTGGTGCTGCTGGATCCCCGCGACGTTGCCGGTATCTCCACCCACGGCATCAAGCGCAGCGACCTCATGGAGGATATCCCTCCAAGCACCAAGGTGCTGGTGGCCTCCATGTCGGATCCCAGCGTCACCCGCCACATCATGGCAAAGACCAAGAATGTGTGGGGCTGGCATGCGATGACGCAGGCCCTCATCAAGTCGGAAGTCTTCCCGCCGGATTCCCTCCTCATCAACGGAGGGACGTGTGCTGCGTGGCGCACCCTATCCCTCGCGCAGTCCCTGGGGTATAGCGAGTTCCACCTCTTCGGCTTCGACTTCTGCTACCCCGAATCCCAGATCGACAAGACGGCCAAGGATGAGCAGGGCCGCCCCAAGTACATGGAGATCACCATCGGCCAGACCGGCAAGAAGTTCTGGAGTACCGGGGAGTTGATCGCGGCCTCCCAGGATGCCCAGTTCTTCTTCGAAAATTCCAGGCAGATGGGCTTCCGCGTGTGGTGCTACGGGGAGGGCATCGGGCCCACCATCTGGAAACTCATCCTGGGGGACAAGAAGCAGGATCTCCCCAGCCTCAAGGAGGTCTTCAAGTGAATATAGTGGTCCTGCCGGATAGCCACGCCCGCCCGGGGGTCAACCCCCGTCGCTTCCGCTGGCTCCTCAAGTACCTGCAGGACACCTCCCCCGACATGCTGTTGTGCCTGGGGGACCTTGCGGATATGCCATCCCTCTCCTCCTACGACGGCAGTAGCCTCACCGGGAGTGGGAAGAGGCGGGCCTCCTTTGACGGGCGCACCGTGGCTGCCGACATGGAGGCTGCCAACGTGGCCCTCCGCATACTGGGGGAGTGGAAGGGCAAGAAGGTCTTCCTCATGGGAAACCATGAGGCCCGCATTGACCGCGCCTTGGATAACGTCCCCGAGTTGCAGGGTACCCTCAGCACCTCCAACCTCTTCCTCCACGGCTGGGAGGTGGTGCCCTTCCTCGAGGAATACGAGGTGAGGGGGATGGCGGCCTCCCACTACTTCGTGACGGGGGTGATGGGCAAATCGGTGGGGGGCGAGTACCCCGCCGCAACCCTCCTCAAGAAGCAGTACCGCAGTTGCATCATGGGCCACAGCCACATCTGGGACGTGGCAATCCGCCGGGGCAAGCACAAGATGATGGGACTGGTAGCGGGCTGCTATCTTGACCCCGCCCAAAAAGAAGTGTATGCTGGGCCTGCCCAGGCCATGTGGACCTCCGGGGTTACACTACTTAAGGGTGTGTCGGGGGGCTTCCCCCATGACGGCTGGGAATTCATCAGCACCCGTAGCTTGGAGAATACCTATGGCTAAGTCCCCGGCATGGCAGCGCAAGGAAGGCAAGAATCCCGCAGGCGGCCTCAATGCCAAGGGCCGCGCCTCCTACAACCGCGCCAACCCCGGGAAGCCTGGATTGAAGGCGCCGCAGCCTGAGGGTGGTCCCCGCCGGGATAGCTTCTGTGCCCGGATGAAGGGCATGAAGAAGAAGTTGACTTCCTCCAAGACGGCCAACGATCCCAACTCCCGCATCAACAAGAGCCTCCGGGCGTGGAACTGCTGACATGGCCAAGTCCACCCCCAAAAACCCCAAGCTGTGGGCTGCTGCCAAAGCGGCGGCCAAAGCCAAGTTCGACGTGTACCCTAGTGCCTACGCCAATGCGTGGGCCGCCAAGGAGTACAAGAAGAAGGGCGGGAGTTGGGGAGGCGCGGACAACCGCGTGAAGAAGAAGTGAAGGGCGGTCTCGGCAAATGGTTTGGCGAGCGATGGGTCGATGTGAAGACCGGCAAGGCCTGCGGTCGTAGCGGCGCAGAGAAGTCCAAGAGGGGCTACCCCGCCTGCCGTCCCGCTGCCGCTGCCGCCAAGATGACCCCCGCGCAGAAGGCCACCATGGCCAAGAAGAAGACTGGTCCAGCCAGGAAGAGTTGGCCCGTTAGCCCCTCGGGGGCAAGGAAGTAAACCCATGGACTTCATGAAGATCATTGGGGCCGTGGCCCCCACGCTTGCCACCGCCATGGGGGGTCCCCTCGCTGGCATGGCAGTCACCGCCATCGCGGGTGCCCTTGGGCTTCCGGTGGATGCCGACAAGGATGACATCGCCAAGGCTGTGGCGGGGGCTACCCCCGAGCAGTTGGTTGCCTTGAAGAAGGTGGACAACGACTTCGCCGTGAGGATGAAGGAGTTGGACATCGACCTGGAGAAGATCGCGGCGGGTGACAGGGATAGTGCCCGCAAGCGCGAGGCCACCGTCAAGGACTTCATGCCCCGCCTCCTTGCCTTCCTGGTGGTGGGCGGCTTCATGGGTACCGTTTTTGCCGTGCTGCTTGGATACGTCGATGGCATGAAGGATCCCATGATGGCCACCACGGTGGGTACCCTCATCGGTTTCGTCAGCGCCAAGGCGGAGCAGGTCATCGCCTACTACTTTGGCAGCAGCAATAGCAGCCAGCAGAAGACCCAGCTACTCGCGGAGAAGAAGTGATGAAGGACAACTTCGAGGCCTGTCTCGTGGAAGTGCTGAAGCACGAGGGCGGGTGGGCCGACCATCCCAAGGATCCGGGCGGGGCCACCATGAAGGGTGTCACCATCGGCACCTACTCCACGTGGCTTGGTAGGCAGGCCACCAAGGATGAGTTGCGCAACATCCCGGATGAGCATCTGCGCCAGATCTACAAGGCGTGGTACTGGGACAAGGTGCGGGGGGATGACCTGCCCCGTGGGGTGGACCTCTGCCTCTTCGACTACGCCGTCAATAGCGGCCCCAAGCGGGCGGTGGTTGCGGTGCAGGATACCCTGAGGGTCAACCCGGATGGGGCGCTGGGTCCCAAGACCCTTGAGGCAATCAAGATGGCCGATCCCGCCACCCTCCTCGGTGAGGTGTGCCAGCGTCGCCTCGCCTTCCTGCAGTCCCTTCCCATCTGGAATACCTTCGGGGGTGGCTGGGGCCGCCGCGTCAAGGAGGTGGAGACGGTGGGGAGGAAGATGTGCGCTTCGTCCTAGCCCTCCTGGGGGTGCTGCTGCCGGGGGTGGCGTGGGGTAATTGCGGCCCCGCCGCCAATGTGGCTGGCTTCCTCCTTGACAACTTCGGGGAGAAGCCCCAAGTCACCTTCATCTCCGACGAGATTGTGTACACATTTTATGCGGGCCCCAAGAGTTGGAGCCTGGTGGGTGTACGTGGTAACGTCGGCTGCATAGTCACCGAGGGAAAGGCTTGGAAATTCCATGGCTCACTATAACGAGAGTTGGAATCTGCCCCCGCTGGTGGGAAGCTGCTACATGTATGGGCCCAACGCCGGGGTGTCGGAGCATGACCTCCGCGCTACGGTAGAATCCTATTTGGCCACGCACCCCGAGGATGAGGAAGCCATCCTTGAGTTTGCCCACGCCATGGGATGGACGGGGTGAAGGAGGGCGACCTCTACTATCTGGAGTGGGTAGATGCCGCGACCCTAGGGGGTCACGAGTGGCGGGAGAAGCGCGAGATCGATTCGCTGCAAGCCCCCCACATCAAGACGGTGGGGTGGGTCCACCGGGTGACGGATACCAGTGTGCTGATTGTATCCACAATGGACCTACATGATACCAACGACCCATCCTATTGGGGGGAGATGATGATCCCCAAGGGGTGCATCACCAAGAAGAGGAAGTTGCGATGACCATCTCCCGCGCCCAGATCCCCGCGCAGGTATCCAAGCCCCCCATGAAGAAGAAGATGGCGGCGGGTAAGCCCAAGGATCTATCCAAGGCGGCGAAGAAGATGCTGAAGGAGATCAAGCGTGGCTGACATCGTTGACTTCCGTGGGAAGAGGATCCCCGAGGGGATGCGGCCCGCCGCCGAGGGTGACACGGGAATGCCCGAGGTGTTCCAGGCCCTCGCAGAGTTGCAGAAGCTGGCCCAGGAGGGAAACCTGGAGGGGATGGTGGTGGTGGGGATGCTGAAGGATAATGAATCCTTCGGTACCATCGCCGGTCTCATTTCCCCCGTGCACATGGCCGGGATCCTCGAGTCCGTGAAGTTGCAGATCCTTTTGGGGTAGCCTTCACCTTGCGGATGTAGGAATCCACCAGCTTCCGTAGCTGGAGGAGATCCTCCAAAAAAACTTCCGGGGCGTACCCCTCACCCGCGAGGTATTCGTGCATGTCCAGGTGTTCCTGCAGGAGGGAATCGAAGGAGACGATGGTGCGCGTCCCCTCTGTATCCCCCATGTCCACCATCACCTCGACGGCATCCCCCACAAGGTACACGCTGGTGTGCAGGGGGATCGTCAAGTTCCTGGAGTGGATCTTCATCAATCCTCTCCCTTCAAGTCGTTGAGGTGCTGGGCCAGGACCTCAAGGATCTTGATGACATCATCGAGGTGGGTGGGGGACTCCAACTCATTCTGGACCAGCCACTCGCGCAGCGATTCACTCATCTCCATTGCACTTCTCCGTATTGATGGTGGGTGAAGGTCTTGAATAACTCGAGGTCGAAGGAGGCCTCCGTGCCATCGGCGTTGCGGAAGACCTGGCCGCACGCCACATCCTTGCCGGGGAAAGCCTCCTCCACCAACGGTACATATAGTTCCCGCATCTTCTTCTCAACCCCCCTCTTGTGGGTAAGCTTCACCTCGATGACGAGGATGGGCCCCCTGGGTGGAATGAGGATGATGTCGGGCTGGCAGAAGCTGCTGCCCTTGTAGAACCATTGGCCGTGGATGATGAAGTAGTCGGGGTAGCACCCCACCATGTCCCTCACCACCCGCTTCTCGTAATTCACCCCACGCCTTTGGATGCGCGTGAAGGAATCCTTGGGGAGGATTGGGGGCCTATGCCCCAGCCTTGCAGAGGACATCCAACACGGCTCCCATGATCTCGGTGGGGTTACCCTCCTTGTCGCGGAGGGCGGCATCCCGCATCACCTCAAGGGGCACCCCGTATTGGAGGGCAAGGGACACCATCGTTGCTGCAGTGCAGCAAAGGGCGTAGAGGTCGGTACCAGCGCGGGGCCCCGTGATGAAGACCTCCCACACCTTACCACCCAGGGTTGAGTAGGAGATGTGGTACCTCTCCCCGGCAAACCACAAATCCTCAACGGTGGATTCGCGTCGGTTGGGCAGACGGAAGCGTGAAGACAAGGTTGCTGCGGACGACATATGCCATTCCTTCTTTTTCGATCCAGACCTTTGCCTCCACTCCCCTCTTTCGCCAATAGGCACGGATGGTGGAGGCCAGCCTCTCGCTGTGGAATTTGCTACCTAGATAATCAGGAAAGTCCATCCGGGTTATCCTTCTTCTTCTTACCCCAATTCATCCCGGTTTGGGATTCCCAAGGGATAACCATCTCCCGGATATTACCCCATATATCGGTTACCTTCAAGGGAAATGTAAGAGTATCCACAATGCGTGGTATCAAGGTATCCTTGAGGGGGATGGGGATCTGGCCGAAGGCTGCATCGTGGATGTTATTCAGCACTTCGACTTCCGGTATGGAGTCGTGGATGGCGAGGAGGCCCCGCGAGGTTAGGTCCCCCACGGTGGATTGGGGGACGAAGGCGATGGCCGCGCGAATGGTGGTGTCATCCTTGGGGTTGTCCCAGAAGTT